GAAAAAATATCTTTAGGTATAGATGCATCATCTCCGGCAGTATTAGGAAATAGATTAGTAGATTTATTGACTGAACTTTTTCAAGTATTAACCGATATGAATTCATCTATAAGAAATTTAACAGTCCCAACATCATGGGGTCCAAGTGGAACGCCTATAAATGGTGCAAATTTTGTGCAATATGAATCAGATTTATCTAGATTGTCAAGAACTTTTTCTAATATTTTAAGTAAACAGGTATTTTTAAATGAAAAACCAGGAGGTCCGGCGGTAAAAGATAAAGTTGTCTACGATTCAATAAAAGATACTGGATTTATTTATAATACAACCGCCACAACAAGAGGAACGGACACGGATAGTTTATTCCCACCAAACTTAGGGAGGCTTATAAACACGCCTAGTGAATTTGGAAAAGAATAATTTTGAGTAAAAATATGCCAGAAGATATAAAATCTAAAATAGAACAATATAAAAAAGATGCTGAAGAAATTGCAAATACCGCAATATCTAGAGTTGCTCAAGTTATTAGGGAAACTACTCTTGGTTCTTCTGTTGTATCCGACGTACAAACTGCAACTGCTTTGGGTTCAAAAATAATAACTGATATTCCGCCGGCCGCAAATGTCATATTTGATGAAGTATTTTTAGATTTAGAAAAAAAAGTAAAGGATAAATATTTAAAAACAAATGATGCCGTCGGTATAGTTTTTATAAAAGTTAAAATTTCAAGTTTAGATGACCAAGTTTTAGTTGATATTAATGAACAATGTTATGTTTCATCACCAGATGGTCAATTCGGTGGTTTATTCGGTAGTTTATTGGGCGGTTTGAGTGGATTATTGGGTGGAATAACAGACGGTGTGACTGGTGCGATTGGTTCTGCCACAGAAGGAATACAAGGTGCAGCCGGTGGAGTTGCTAATCAAGTTGGGGGTGCAATTGGCGGTAGGGTCGGTAATGTTGCTGGCCAGGCAGCTGGTAATGTTGCAACGGGAATTAGTAATACTGCAACCGGTGCAGCTAGTGGTGCATCTGTTACTGTTAGCGGGGCATCTGATAAAGTAAATAAAATAGCTGGCGGTCTTGGTAAAAATTTAAAACAAAAATTAAATGAAATCGGAACATCAATAGATGCCAGAACATTAAGATATACTGCCGAAAATATACCTGACCCAAATGCACTGAGAAGAAAATTATCAGCAGCTCAACCAATTTTTACCTCATCACCAAACCCATCAACAAGATATACACAGTACATATCCGAGATAAATCAAAAAATTACAAACGAATCATCTGCTAAAGATTTGGGTTTTGAGAAAAAACAAAATCCACTAAAATCTTTGTTGGTAATTGTCTATTCTGCAGTAAATACCAGTGAATTTCTTATCACTGGTCCTCCATTTTATGTAGACGAATCAACAATAACTTATACAGCAACATCAGAAATACCTACAACAGATGTTGAAAACACATTAGAGCAATTAAATCAACAACGCAATCGAACACAAACAATTCAAGACCAAATTGAAACTCAGGAACAAACTGAACAGGAAACTACTACCGAACAGGAAACTACTACCGAACAGGAAACTACTACCGAACAGGAAACTACTACCGAACAGGTAAATCCAGTAGTAACAAAAAATGAAACAGAAGTTGTTAATGCGGAAAAAGAAACGGAGCAAAACCAAGGACAGGGTAGCGACCAATTTCCTGATAATGCCGATGAACTGGAAAAAAATGAAGCAAAAGAAAAAGGGAATGAGGGACCGGCAACTGAAAGAGAAACAGAATCATCAACAGATGACAAACTTCCAGTTACTAAAACACATATTGCCGATATAAAATCATTCCCACAATGGGCGGTCAGTGCAGAAGGAAAATCGGCAGCCAAAGGTGTATTTTTTTACTGGCGAGGTCGTAATATAAAAGAACATAAGTACCAAGGCAGTGCATCATCTGTAAACTTTAACGGCGCAGTGGCCGTTAAAGCTGTTTTAGTAGATAACGAACAGTGGGGGCAATCGAAAATCTTATTTAAAGGACACTCCCCTGAGACTGCTATTGATATGCCACTTATTGCGAATGCACCAAATGTTGGCGGATTTAATAAAAATTTACCATATACTTTCCATGAAGGGTGTGAAGCACACTATTGTATGGTTAGCGCGACATACCCCAGGCCTGATTGGCCTGTAACCAGGCGAAAAGACGGTGGATTAGGTGCATTCGCTGATTCAGATACCGCCAAAGAAGACACTAAAAATCTTGACGCAAACTGGGGCGATGACCCTCAATGGTGTGGCATTTCAACAAATTGGACACTGCAGAAAAATGGTTATATAGAATCAGATTCGGATTGGGCAGATATAACTGGTTGTCCAACAATAAAGGCCGCTGATGTTAATAATGATGGACCCGTAAAAAACATTAAGGATGTTGATGAAAAAGGTTTTAAAAAATTTAATCGAGGTAATGCGAGAGTAAAATTAATAAACCCAGATTATTTGAGTAAAGGTATAGGTAAAAAATTAGAAGAAAAACAAAAATTACTAGAAAAATTACAAAAATCTAAAAAAGATTTACAAAATAAAGAGGATAGAATAAATGTTGTAAAAGGCACTATATCAACTCTTGAAAAAGAGTTAAAAGATAAACAAGATAAATTATTAGAATTAGATAATAAAATTGCGCCTTTTAAAACTGAAAAAATAAATGCGGAATCCTTAAAGAAAGAATTGGAAACTCAAATTACTGAATTAAGTTCAAAACTTCAAAAATATCCAAAAAACCCAACTGAAAAAGAAAAAAATGAAGTCAATGCAATCAACACCGATATAACAAGATTAAAAAGTAATATATCAACTGTGGATGGCAAAATCAAACAATTAAATACAGAAATAGATAAAGTAGAAAAGAGTAAAGAATATAAAGATTTATCGGACAAAATAAAATCAATTGAGGGACAACTAGATGACACAGGAACTGGAAAAAAGGCAAAGAAAGGTTTAAGAAAAGAGAGAGATGAGTTAGATGTTGAGATACCGAATTTAAAAGAGGATATAAAAAAACAACAAGAGGCATATGACACGATGGTTGTACCAGAAACAGAATTTGATGAAGAAGGAAATGTTGCAAAACTTGAAAGAGGCGTTCATATTAATAAGAGTAGTGGAGAATGGACAGAAAAAGGATTGAGATTATTTAATAAAATAAAAGATTGGCCCGGTGCAATGGTTGTATTTGGAATCGAAAGTCCAGGGCATGTTGAAACTTTATTACATATAAAACCGGGTGGTGCGTTATACACTATAGGTGGTAATACTGGTATAACTTCAAATAGTAACGAACGCAATGGTACAAATTATGGATTCAAAAAATATACGCATGAATCTAACTTTTATGGTAATTGCTACATAATGAAAAGAGGAACGAAAATTCCATATACTAACGGTATCGGTGTTTCTGTTAAAAGAACTAAAATGATTAATAAGTATATTAAGGGCGTGACATCAGACCCAACAAGTCCAGATTATGATAAACAATTATCCTCGTCTGCATATAATGATGTATTAAGACATATTTTGGAGAAATAAAAAATGAGTGTTGAGAAATTATTAAAACAAATACGTTCTATTGTTAGAGAAGAAATTGAGTATGCTTTAGATAAAAAAATTAATGAATCTTCTGACTTAAATGAGCAGAAAAAATCATTAAATCACGGTATCAATTTATACAAAGAAGCAACAAAAACTGTTAAAAAACAAAAAACAATTCCATCTAATAAAAACGTATCAAGTATTCAAGAATTACTAGAACAAACTCGTCGATCTATGGAAGAAAGTATGATGTCAGAGGGTGACGATATGGAAATGAGATTTACAACAGATTCATTGAATTCTTTTGCAGGACGTATAGATGCAACTCCATCTGGAATAGACCCACAACAAGTTGCGCCTGATGTTGCCCAAGCACTAACGCGTGATTATTCTGCACTTATGGCAAAAATCAAAGAGAAAAAAGGGAGATAACCGGTGATAAAAACAACAAGAACTATTTTTGATGCACCAATAGACCCTACAACTGGTAAACCCAGAGATATAAGTGTAAATCAAAGAAAATTTGCAATAGGAATTGCACTTCCTTTTAATAACCCGTATGGAGTCTTTCATCAAGTCTATACAAATAAAGACCAAGTTATGAGTAACCTGCGAAATTTACTTTTAACCGCAAAAGGGGAAAGATTTTTCCAACCAGATTTTGGGACAAACATAAGAAAAGTTCTTTTTGAAAATATAACATCTGACAGTATATTTCAAGATTCTTTAAGAACAGAAATATCATCCGCAATATCGACTTGGCTCCCATATTTAACTATTGATAGATTGGAAGTAAGAATAAACGTAGATGAAGATGGATTGGTCACTGAACCAAATCATGCGGTTGGAATATATTTGAGGGTAATGATAACGGGAACCAACATATATTTACCTATTAGGATATTTATATCAGAGACAGCAAATATAAGAATAATAGAAGAGGCTCGTAATTAAAAATGGCTGATTTGGTAAAAAAAGATATAAGATACCTTTCTAGGGATTTTGGTGGTTTACGTCAAAATTTAATAGATTTTGCAAGAAGTTATTTTCCACAATCATATCAAGATTTCAATGAAGCATCTCCTGGTATGATGCTAATGGAAATGTCTGCATACGTCGGAGATGTCTTATCGTACTATACCGATGTTGCACTCCAAGAGTCAATGATTCTTCAGGCATCGGAAGAGCAAAATATTATGAATCTTGCACAGTCTATGGGATATAAACCAAAAACATCTGTTGCATCTAACGTAACACTTGATGTCTTTCAAATAGTTCCTGCAATAGGTTCAAATGAAAATAATAGACCCGATTGGAATTATGCTTTCTCAATAGAACCTGGTATGGTAGTGGCTAGTGAAAGAGATGACAGAATACGATTTAGAACAATCGAATATCTTGATTTTAAATTCAGCAGTTCTATGGACCCAACAGAAGTAACTGTCTTTGAAGTAGATGATATTGATGGAGTAAATCCAACATTTTACTTGTTAAAAAAATCAGTAAAAGCTGTTTCTGGTTTTATTAAAACCGCTCAATTTAGTTTTGAAGAGTCAAAACCATATGACAAAGTACGAATATCGGATGATAATATTATTGAAATAATAGATGCGGTAGACTCTGATGGTAATTTGTGGTATCATGTCCCATATTTAGCACAGGATACAATATTTGAACCTGTTCCAAATATTCCAAGAAACGATACACACTTGAGTGTTCATAGAGATGCAACACCTTATTTATTAAAGTTACGGAAAATATCTAGAAGATTTTCATCTCGAGCAACTACAACATCAACCGGTAGTATTTATGAAATAAGTTTTGGCGGCGGCATATCTGGACTGGAAGACGAAGAACTAATACCGAACCCAGATTTAGTAGGAAGTTCCCTAACTGGTATAGAAAATTCAACTTCAAAGGATATAGACCCATCAAACTTTTTGTATACAAAAACATATGGATTGGCACCTCAAAATACTACTTTAACATTTAGATATACCGTTGGTGGTGGTGTAACTGATAATGTCCCTTCTGATTTCTTAACAAGAATTATACAGACAAATATTCTACTTGATGAAACTTCTCTAGATTCAACACTTTATGAACAATCAATTGCTAGTTTGGCGTGCACAAATCCAAGACCGGCATCCGGTGGAAAAGATGGTGAAACTGTGGATGAAATACGCCAGAATGCACTGGCTTCTTTTGCTTCACAAAATCGTGCGGTAACAAAGGAGGATTACATAATACGTGCATACAGTTTACCACAAAAGTATGGTTCTATTGAAAAGGCATACATAACAAAAGATACTCAATTAACAGACGAATCTGTTTATAATAGTGAAAGAATTCCAAATGATTTGGCTCTTAATTTTTATGTTTTAGGTATGGATTCAAATAGAAAATTGACCATATTAAATACCGCAACAAAAGAAAATTTAAAAACATATTTAAATCATCACAGAATACTCACTGACGCAATAAATATTAAAGACGCTTACATAATAAATATCGGTATAGAATTCGATATAATAACTCTACCAGACCAAAATGGAAATCAAGTAATTCTTCGTTGTATTGATAGACTTAAAAAATATTTCGATATAAAAAAATGGCAAATAAATCAGCCAATTATTATTAGTAATGTCTATACTGAACTTGATAAAGTTGAAGGAGTCCAAACTGTTGTGAATGTCAGATTTACAAATCTTTATGATACTTCCTTTGGTTATTCTGGAAATCCATACAACATATTACAAGCAACCAAAGATGGTATTATATTTCCATCTCTAGACCCTTCAATATTTGAGGTAAGATACCCAGATAATGATATAATTGGTAGAGTGAGGGCATTTGCATGATATACACCATTTATCCAAAATTTGATGCAAGTATTTATGAAAGAACCGAATCAAAAAATACGGGTTTAGACCAAGTTTTAGAAATATCTCGTCAAGTTGTACCAAGTGCATCTGGAACTTCGTCAATAGACGTGGGTTACAGTAGTAGAATTGTCATGAAGTTTGATGTTAATGAACTTGAAAGTTATGTAAATACTGGAAAAATTTCAAATGATGCTAAATATTATCTCTCACTAAGAACAGTAGAGGCTATAGAAATTCCTCAAGAATATGAAATTTATGCTTATCCTATTAGTTCTTCTTGGGTAAACGGGACTGGAAAATATTACAACACTCCAAGTATTACTGATGGTGTATCTTGGAAATATAGAAGTTCAAAATCTGTTGGTAAATTATGGGACGTTGCACTAACAACATCCAGTTATGAATGGGATGAAATATCAGATTCATGGGTAGATGCGAATTTATTATTTGGACCACAATTATCGGCACAGGTAACTGCTTCTTATTCTAAAGTTCCCGGTGGCGGAACTTGGTGGGTTTATGATAATGTAGAATGTACACAATCGTTTTCTCACGAAACATCAGACGTTTATATGGATGTGACTAAAATAGTTAGAAAATGGATAACTGGGTCTGGTAGATTTGAAAATGACGGGATGATTATAAAATTTAGTGAAGAAATAGAATCTTCTATGGAAACACTTCCAAGTTTAAAATTTTTTAGTAGAGACAGCAATACAATATATGTTCCAAAAATTCATGTTGTTTGGAATGATTCTTCTTTTTTAACTGGTAGTTTATCACAAGTTGGTTTAGATAATTTTTCAATAAATGTAAAATTGAAAAAATCATACGCGGAGTCAGAAAAAGCAAAAATTAGAATTTACACAAATACAAGATTTCCACAAAAAACATACACGACTGAATCTTACTATACAAAAAATTATTTTCTTCCATCTTCTTCATATTATGAAATTAGAGATGCTCACACCGATGAAATAATTTTACCGTTCCATACAACTGGGTCTAAAATAAGTTGTGATGGTACTAGTAGTTATTTTAATTTATGGATGGATTCATTTCAACCTGAAAGATTCTATCGTGTAGTTATAAAAACAGAGACAGACAACGGAGATAACGTTCAAATCTTTGATAACAATTATTACTTTAAGGTTTCGAGATGAGAATTGAAGAATTTCTTTTCAATCAAAATATAGAACCCACTTTTGCAGAATCATTGGTGGCAGATTTTCCTGATTTAACATTTAACACATTTCAAGAATTTTATGACTTTTTTGAAAGTCAAAATATAAAATTAATAAAACAGTCAAATCAAACACTGCCAGAAAAAGAAGAACTTTTAGAAAGATTTAAAAATTTTAAATCGTCAACTGATTATGATTATGTAAAAAAATATATCATCGAAGAACGAAAAATACGAGAAGAAATGTCTAAGAAAGATTTTGTTCCATCTGAAACTTTACTTTCTGGAGTGAGTGGTGGTAGAAAATTAGACCCATTTTTTAATTTTATTGTTAAAAAAATATTAACTGGTTCTGAAAACGGAGTTCTTCCCTCAGAACAATTAAATTTTCTCATAGAAGAATTAAGATTAAAAAATAAAAAAGATATTGACACAGAACCTGATGTGCAAAGAGACACATTAAAAAGAGTTCAATCTTTTGACAACTATTTAAAAAATAAAGGTTCCATAAGAGTTCAATTATTAGATGAAAGGTTCCAATTGGAAACTTTTAAATATGTTGTTGCAGACAGAAATTTTAAATCTTTGCAAGGTGCTATTGATGCCGAAAAAAATGCAATACGTCGAGGAAGTGAAATTTCAACTTTACCCACCGGTGCATCTACGACCGGTACTCAATTTAGAGAAAATTTGAGAACACTGATATCCGGAAATTCAAATAGTATTGCATCACTTCAAGTCCAAATAGAACTATTAAATAAAAGATTGGAAAACAGTGATGGTCATATTGAATCTTTAAAAGAAACAATTCAAGATTACGAAACTGCTCTTGGAGAATTAAGAAGTCAGGCGACGGATTTAGCCGAACAAACTGTTTCATATGAAGAAACAATTGATAAACTTAATGAAACAATAGATACTACTTTAACTGAGGTAGAAGAAAATGTTGCAGCTCAACTCGAAAATACAGCAGATGCATTTGATGCCCTTAATGAAAGACTCGAAGAACAAAATAGATTAGCAGAAGAACGAGCAGCTGCACAACTAGATGCATTTTCAAGTGCAATTGATAAAATTGTTGATGGACTAAAACCACCCCCTCCACCACCACCACCACCACCACCACCGCCTGGTCCACAAGGTCCACAGGGACCACGGGGACCACAAGGACCATCTAGTCCACAGGGACCATCGGGACCAGGTAGTAACAATAGAGGCGGGGGAACAAGTGGACAAACCGGCTACAGAAGAACATTATCTGACTTAGTTGGTTTTGCTTACAAGAACTTAGACGTTGCAGGACAAACAAATTATTATGAAGCTTTAAAAATGATTGGTACAAGTTTATCAACACCAGAGTACAATCCAACGACTGATAATCCTAAATTGCCATCATATATTAGACCGTTTGATAATGACACAACAAAAACGGCCGATAGAACAAAATGGGATGCGGACGTATCAGCTGTGAGAGGATTCTTGCGTACACTCGTTGATAGTGCATCAGAGGCAGACATAACAATTTTGGTGGATGACTTATTTAATAGTGTACTAAAAAATGCAGGTTCACTCCCATATACACGCGTGTTTACACAAAGAACACAACCTGCACCACCTGGTCCAACTGGTCCAACTGGTGGAAATTCTGGTCGAAATAATGTAACAGGAACTCCATCAGAACCAACATCACTTACAGGTGGGGGTGCTCTTGGTACAAGTGGTAGGAGTAGTGGACCAACATCAGGACCCGGTTCACCTGGTCGTGGTGGTGGTTCGCCGCCATCTGGTACTGGTGGTACCGGAGGTGGTGTTACCGGCACCGGTGGAACTGACGGCAGAGGTAGTACGGGAGGAAGAGGTGGCAGTCCGTCCGGACCAACTGGTCGTGGTGTTTAATAAACATATTTTAGAAA